GGGTGTAATTAGTCAAACGTCTTGGCTCTGTTGCGGCAGTAGAGGCATAGTCATCACCCTCTACCTGTCTGTTCGCAGCAGGATCGCTCAAGCTGTCTGTCTGCCACTCAAACAGAGTGTTATCAGCAGAACCACGTCCACAACCGTTTACAAACGGTGTGTCCATAGGGCTGATATTGTATATAATATTACTTAGGTCTTCCCTAATGCCAATGGCACCATAGACTTGCCTAGTATTTGTTGGAACAGTCATAGCGTTCCCTCCTAAAGTTAAATGTCTATAAAATCTTCAAGGAGTACAGACGCATCATCAATATGACCTGTACCCCTAAGACGTTTCATTTGTGCAGCTTTTTTAACCTTTGTTTCATTGCTCTTACTTTTACCCTTTCCTGTTCTTATTACTTTGGGCTTATTTTTAAGCTTTTTAGACTTAATATCTGCGTTCTGTAAACTATCATATTTTTGGGCTTTCATAAGAACAAGCAAAGATCTATGATCCACAAGAGAGCCAATCTCTTCAGATGTATAGCCTACTGAAAGAGCATATTCTTTAATATCTTTAGCAATCTTCTTTTGCTTTTCTGGTTCTTTCCAGTCCGGTAAAACTTGCGCCATCTTACCATGCTCCTGTTGGAGCGTCTGATGGGCTTGCTTCTGATATTCTTGATACTGTCTCTGATATACTTCTTCCTGCTGTGCCTGATATTCGGCCATTTTATCTTGAGAATCTCTAAACTCTTCCTTCTTTGTGATAAATGCTATTGGGTCTTCGGCTTTCAGTTGTTCCCAGTTTATACTGGCATACTGTTCCAGACCTGGAGCAGAACTATCTACAATCTGTTGTAAAGAGTCTATATATTGCTGCCTTTCTGCCTGAATCTGATGGTATTCTTGAGCCATATGTTGCTTGGCGTTATCAAATGCCTTCCGGTGTTCTGACAGTTCTTGTGTTTTCTTGGTGTAATCCGACTGGCGTGAATAGCCTTTCAGAAGTTCGTCAAAGGATACCTCATGCTCTTCGCCATTAATATTAACAGCATATACATCAGGTTCTTCTTCGTCTTCGTCGTCAGACTCCTCGGTTTCCTCTTCGGCTGATGCCTCTAATTCTTCCTCAGATTCCTCTTCCAATGATTCGTCTTGAGTTTCCTCCGTAGACTCTTCCTCTTCGGTAGGTCCGGCTTCCTCCTCTATCGGTTTTTCCTCTTCAGGTTCCAATAAACCGAGTAATGCCTCTTGTGCCTCTGTTATACTTCCTCCGGGTGGAGTGGGTGGCTGTGTAGCCGGGTGCGGGGCAGTTTGCGTATCCGCCATTTTACTTCTCCTTTAGATGAATGGATGTTGCTTGTCAAGGATATCAGCCATGCGCCCTGTTTCAACTATGGACGATATATGTGTATGAATCCTATCAAGCAATCTCATCGCAAGCCAGATTGATTCTCTGGCTTCCAATTCTATAGAACCGCTGGCGTTCCAGCGGGTCATTAAATCTTCTTTTAATAAATCAAATGCTTCATTAAAAATCGGGTCAGAAAGGAGGCGTCTAGCTTGTTCCTCTCTTCTTTGATCTGTCATTATCTTTTTCTTTTGCCTCTTCTATGCGGTTTCTGTCCTGTACTTTTTACACAAATCGCCCAAGCAGAACTTTTACTCTTTCCACTCTTCCTAACTTTCTTAACGCACCTTTCAAGCTTCTTTGGCATTAACCTATTCCAACAGGTCTTTCTTGTTCAGACTCTAGCTGGATTTCTGCCGCCTTCATGGCTGTGTCTGCCTGTAACTTGGCGGCATCAAGTTGGACTTTCTGTTGCTTGATTTGTGTTTCAGCAACTTTAACATCAAGTTCACCCTTCTTAATTTGAAGCTCAGTTTGTGCCATTTGTTCCTGTGGTGATGGCCCTTGTGGCTGCTGTTGAGAGGGATCAGTAAGAAAATCATTAACATTCTGAAATCCCATTGCCTTAACAAGCGCCGCCCCAAGGTTATACATGTTCTGTTCAGTAACAATTCTTAATCCACCACTCATAGACTGTCCGGCAAACTGTAACATTTGTGATAGGTGGGCCATTTGCTGGTCTTTATCTCCTTGACCCAATGCCACAGAAACAGTGCAATCGGCTTTATCTTTCCAAGCCGTTGGTCTTACGGGAACCCATTCATTCCTTAACATGATCATTCTTTGTTTATCTTGATTTTTCAAGAGCAATTCATATATGGTAATCATTAAATCTTTTACGCCTGTCTCTGCAAAATTTCTTGCAATCAACTCAACTCTGCTCTGCGCTGCCGTCATAACAGCAGTTACAGCAGTAGCCGTGGTATGAGATGTCAGGGCATTTTCATTCATCCCTTGCGAATATTTTGAAACTCCTGCCCTTGATTCTCTTACAGAGTCTATATACTTTAACATTTCAAAAGAATATGGCTCTAGAGTTGGGGTGTCTAATCTTGTTACTGCTCCGGGTGCTTTTATTCTGACTACGCCGCCCGGTCTTTGCGTGAGGAGGTCATCAAGATTGGCCTGACCCTCTATCACGGCATATCTACCGAAATTCTGGTTATACATATTATCCATCAGATTTCGGGTTAATGTAGACTTCATCAACTGTAAGTCCATCACCAAGTCAGCAACAGACAACCCAAAGAACTTATGTGGAATCTTTATCGGTGTAATAGAAACAAATGGGATAGAATCTATTTCTTCATTTGCTAGAACTTTGGAACCTACAGTACAAACTTTCCTTAGTTCGGAAATTCCATCACCGTTATAGTCAGTCTGTAGAAAAGATTCATACAACCAATAGGTTCTTAATGACTCATCATTAAAGTCATCACCACCGCCCCAGCCTTCCCAGTATTGAGCAGACTTATCAAACGCATAACGCTCTAGACGTTCAGAGGAAAAGGCAGTCATATTATCTCCACCACCGCCTAAATCTCCCGGCTCTATATCCTCATCTGGATACATCTCACGCAGTTCTGAAAGAGTCTTTAAAACGCGATGACAAACAAATCTGGCTTCTTGTAAATCCTTTGCTTCCCGGCTTATAAGAAACTCTGAAGGAGGAACATTTTCAATTTTAATTCTTCCATCATAAGAGGTTCTTTTTATTACAACGTCATGGTAAACGACATTATCTTCTGCAAGATTTTCAGTGTGTTCTAAAACCTCAACACCATCATCCATTAGGAGGGCTTGAAGTCCTACCTCATCTAAACCGTTGTATTCCTCTCTTTCCTCCTCTTCATAATCATCCCACCAAATCTTTACAATACCATTTTTAGAAAGTAAAGCATCAGTGAACCATGAGTATAATATTTGCCAGCCGGAATTGTCTTTTGTAAAAACGTAATTAACGTAATCTGTAGCCTGTTCAGCCATCTTTACGTCTTCCGGTCCGTGGGGGGAGAATTTAACCATTTCATCGCCAGATGCAAATATTCTCATCAGGGATGGCTTAATCCACTCTATAGTATCTTGAACGGTAGAATCTACAAATTGGCTTCTTCCTTCTACCTCATTTCCAAAGGGCAGACCATAGTAATACTTCATAGCCATTTCTCTCTGGGTGGAGATAGTATCTCCCATATAGCCCAAAGAGTCGGTAATTTCTCCCCGAATTCTAGTAACTAATTCTTCTTCAGTGATTTTTTCTTTTGCCATTAGTAATATCTTTTTCTAAGTCTTTCATACCATTTAGGAAAATCTGGCTGCACAAAATCATCTCTCCCCCATTTGTCTGCTTGTATAAATTCAAACTGTGCAGTCATATTAAATTTTGCGCGAACAAGGTCTTCCAGCTTTTTCATATCTGATTGTATATCATATATACTAAGCGGTGGACTTTCTTGATCTTCTAAAAATGCTAATAACTGCGCCGCAACTTCTTCATAATTGCTATTCTTTAAAAGAAGTGACTCCGCCTCCTTTATCATAGCTTTACGCCAATCTTGCATCTTCCTTCCCTGACCGCCAGCAAATCCGGCGGGAGCACCTACTTCTTCTCTAGCATATTCAAATAGTTTATTTGCATCATGGTCTGGAAGAGAAACAGTATCTGCATACATATGTTGGTCAGACAAATACACATTTCTTTCTCTTGGTAGAGAAAATGCTTTTTCCATAGGTTCTACTACACTATGGCCACCTTCCCCCTCTTGCAACATTAACTTCTTACTTCTTCCGCTCTCATCTACCCATAAGCCACTTGTGCTTCCCTTCTTATGGGGTGCTGGTTCGCGTTCTAATAAAGAAATATACTCAGCCGTACTATTAATACTTTCTAATGCCTGTGTAGCAAATTTAGCAGACTCATACCTGCCATCTGGAGTTGACATATCAATAGACTGTTGCTTTTCATGCAGAAGGTCTGTTACATGATTGTATGCTTCACGCACCTCCTGATAAGCGTTCATCTTATCAGAATACAAAGTCTTTCTCTGATTTGAAAGGGGGTCTTGATATTCTGGGGCAGTGAATCCCCACTCCTTCATCCCCTTCATATAATTTCTAAAGGGATCACCCAATTGACGACTCAACTTATCAGTTCTAAACTTAGCTTGTTCAAGCAAATATGATCTTACTTCAGGCGGCGTCATTGACTGCATCATGCGCCAATTTTCCATGGTTCCCCGGTCATAATATTCTTCTTTGCCAAGATGCCCAGTTTCTATTCCTGTAGACTTGCGAATTTTGGCAAGTGCTTGACCCTCTTCTGGTATAGAAGATTCTCTTTTCCACTCTGCTAGGCGTTTTTTACCAGATGCGTTAAGGCTTCCTTCTGCATCAAAATTTTCCGGCTCAAACCCTATAGAATATAATCCCTTCTGGGAAGTATCATCCAACTTAAAATAACTCCCCTCTTTAGCAGACCTTTGCTCTATACCAGGAGTATCAGCATATGGATAACCTAAGTATTTCCTTAATCCACCTTCTCCACCGGTCTCAAATGCTGTAAGAGCCTCACGCGCCTTATCTAACGCTACTTCTGCTTTACGTCTTTTGGTTTGACTAATCCCTCTTTCTGTGGCCGTTTCCAGATATTTTTCAGTTAGCGGTTTAGTTCCCTCTAATACCTCTAGAGCCTTTGCGTAATTAGCCCTTAATGTTTCCGGGGAGTATTCATCTCCAAGTTCTTTTCCGCGAGACCTTTCTAAAGATTCAGACTGCAACTGCTTTTTTGTTTGGGCATCTTGCTCAAAAACCTGTTCCATGGCAGATTCTATTTCCCCATGAATTCCTTCAATGATAGACTCTAGATTTGGGCCATCTATAGCCTTCCCCATCCAAGTTAAATTACCAGTTTCAGAAAAAACTCTTTTTGTAGTTTTAAGTTCCGCTAATATATCTTGACCACCCTTAGTTAATCCCTTAACATTTTCAAATCTATCCCACTGAGCTTCATTTCCTCTTTCAGCTAATTTTGCCCCCTCCTCATCATACTGATAGTCTGGATATCTCTGTACTCTTCTCCACTCAAATACAGACTCCGCGCCACTAGGTCTGCCAGACCTTCTAGCATCCCAATCAGCAAGAGCCTGTTGTGATTGACTCTTCCAATCAAACATCTGTCTTGGAACTTGCTCTTGTATATCAATAACTCCTTTAGGTCTTGTTTCACTCAAGCCTTTTTGTTCATTCCAAGCTTTATCAGGCTCAAAAGACTTCTCTTTTAATGAATCAAAATAATCTTCTAAAGCAACTACTTTAGCCTCAAAATCCTCAATCATAAAATCTACAGGATTTTTGGGCTGATCTTCAGTGGTAACCAACTGTCCACTTGGTGGAATCATTACCCTGTCTTGTCTTGTTTGTATTCTCTGGAGCCTTCTTGACTCTTCTAAATCCTCCAACTGTCTTGATGCGTCAGCCTTGGTTGGTCTTCCCTTTTGCCCTTTACCTTTCCCGTAAAGTCTTGGCCTTCTTACGCCAGCCATCATAAGAATAGCAGCCTGTTGACGAGAGTCATCCATTGTTGGTGGGGTCATAAGAGTCTGCTGTTCACCCCCAAAGTCAAAACCGCTAAAAGTCTTGTGCATTGCAAGATTATTCTCATAAAGAGATTTAGCAAGCCTTTCTTGAATATCACCCAAAATTGGTTCAGATGCAATATTATATGCAGTTAATGCACCAGAAGCCATAGGGCCGACAGAAACACCTTGAAACTTTCCCGGCTCTCTAGAATAATCTTCTATAGCGCTAGCAGCATTTGAACGCCATCTTTGCCCATATTGCGTTAAATACCTGAATATCTGCTCTAACTTATTTGTTCTTTCCTCATCTTCTGGAAGAACATCTCTTACTGAAAAGGCCATCAGATAATCCCATAGTTTTTATATTCAAGATCACCCGTCCAAGTCTTATCTTCACCGGAAACAGAAAATCTGGAAGACATGACTGCATATCTTGTTGCAGACATCAAATCATCAAACAATGGTACTATTTTGCCTTCCTTTCTATGGTACATTCTGAATTCTTCCCACCATTCATTTAAAGTTGAAAAAACATGGAACTTGCCGTTTTCCATTCTCTGGAGTATATCCATGATTCCAACCTCTATGGAATTACCCCCTTTCTTTTCCCCTATGGCCGGTGGATTTTCAAAATGCCATGGAAGCATATTGCAACCCATATTTCGGTATTGTTCCGCCAATCCGGGGTTCCCCATTGAATCTTTACGATGTCCATCATGCGGCCACGCTATCGGAATAAACCCCGGCCTACTCCTGATCGCAGCAGCATGAACAGAGGGTGCAGCTTTGGATTGGCGGTAACAATCATATATATAAATCTCATCCTCATCCCTGTCCCATGCTATCCATACCATAGCCGTAGGGTGGTCAAAGCCAAAATCTATACCACATATTCTTGGCCAATGCACTGGAAGAGTAAATGGGTCTATCAATAATTTCTCTTCCATTATAGGAAAGACCAATCCTGAACCAATTGAGGGTCTTCCATATCTTCTCATCTCCCTTTCATGTGGGGAATAAGAAGCAAGAATCTGTTTCATTACATCTTCATTTAAATGACCGTTCTGATTATTTACTACACTCCTGACTTTCTCTGAAGCATCATCCCACGTTGCATTGTTTAAACTTTGGCCCGGTTTAAGATTATTTACAAAAGATGCAACGGTCTGGGTCATTCCTTGTTCGGGGGTGAAGGTCATATAAACCATTCCACGTCTATCAAGGGTTCTGGTTACTGCTTGAGAGTAAATATCCCTTGAAGGTTCCTCATCCAGCCATATACAATCAACTGAACGGCCCTGCCATTTCTCCACCCCCATTTCATAAGCCTTAAAGAACAAAGAAGAGTTGCCGCCGGTAACGTGCTTTATGAGGGCAACGCTCTTAGCATTAGGGACACCGGGCTTCCTCTCGGTTTTAATAATACAATTTCTAGGGACGGTTCCAGAGCCGAATGCCTCCGGGTCATCAGGGGAGCCTAAAAGTTCATATTGAACAATATCTCTAGTGGTCTCATTAGAAACACCCCCCGCCCACGCAATTATGGGTTGACGAAATCTCCGCCCCTTCCACCACTTTGGATATAAGCCCGTCAAATGAAAGGCTAATTCCGCCGAACCACAGTAACTTTTTCCAATTCTGTTAGCCGCCATGAGTAGGCGTTGGTTGGCGCTTGATCCTGTAGCATGAAATGCCTCCTGATAAGGATAAGGATCATAATAATCTATTTTGTTGAAGCGTTCTCTTTGCCTTAATTCCTTGGCTACTGTAACTGCTTTCTCAAGATCGGCTCTTGAGTGTGTTTGCATCTAATTACCTCTTCTGTTCGTCACATATCTTGAGAATTCCATTAAACCCGGAAGGACACCACCAGCTAAAGCTTTAGGGCCACCTAATTTAAGGGCTAAAATATTCATTATTCCATAGGGAATCTGACGCCTTAACATATCCCAGTCCGTTGGGGGGATTTTTCTTTCCGGCAAATTTTCCACAAATCCCGGAGACCTAAACCCATGGGATGGTCTTGCTCTTCTTAATGGTGGATCACCGTAAGCCATTAATTCAATAACTCAGGCACTTCTTCTGGATCAGAAGTACCTATAAGCGCCTCAAGTTCTCTTTGAAGTTCATCAGTAGAGGCCATTTCAACATGGGAAATCTTCTGCTCAACCTTGTCTGTGGGCTTTAATCCAGCCCTGTCAAGGATGTCTTTGATTGCACCCAATTTAACTGACTCACTGTCAGCTTGTTCAGAGAGATTTTTTAATTGCGCTAACGCGCCGGGTACGCAGTCTTGTATCATCTGCTTGCTTTTTTCTTGTATCTCATCTGAAAACTGGTGTTTAAGGACGTAGCCCTTTTGCTTGGCCGCTTTCTGTGAATAGCCAGCCATTTCGGCTGCTTTCGCGGCATTACCAGTCAGGCAATATGCCTCAATGAACGCTTCCTGTTTTTGTGTCTTCATATAAACCTAAATACTCATTAATATCAAATTTGTCTGATGGTTTTAAGATGTGCCACTCATACATCATCATTTCCCTAAACCTTGGTTCTATCATGTCTAGGGAAAGGATAAACCTATTAAGGAATTCAGCGGCTTCCCACTCTAGGCCAATATTCCCGGACCTTGTGTGTATACTTCTGATAACTGTCTGGGCCATTTCCTTCTATATTTACCTCTTGGCCCACCCATAAAATGTTCATGGATGTTCATATGATATGGTGCGCCACTACCACCCCTTAATGTTCTGCTTGATCTTTGTGTTCCGGGCTGGGTTCTTCCTCTCTCACGGTATTGGGATGTATCTCTATACTGCGCCCTACGGTCTGCTTCTGCTGCGCGGATTCTTTCTTTCTCTATCGCGGCAGCTTTGTTTATTTCAGCTTGTCTCCTTCCTGAGATATAACTTCCAAACTTGTCAGCCCAACCACCTACAGCGTTCCAGCGTCTTGCAGCAGCCCCGGTTATGCCACCTTGACTCCTCTGCATCTGCTCTATGATGGCTTTAAATTGTAAAATCTGTTCAGGAGTCATATCACATCCAAGGATTGTTAAAACGCCACCACTGCCTTGCCCCCTGCAATGGATTTAGTGCCCCTTCCGCGTGTGGACTTACTCGTCCTGTTTTGGTTCCCTTATATAGACCAATTCCTCCCGATGGATTTCTATATGGCCTTACCCCTCTTAGAGACTGGTCTAATCTTTGGGAATACCCTAATGTACCGGTCTTTGGTCTTAAAGCACTCCTTATAATGCCGCGAGTTGGTCTTACCGCAGCGGATGGTCTTGTATAATGTGCTATCATATCTTGTGCTGTAGCTTTATCCCCAAACCTTGTACCCTTAAAAACTGAACCACCCCTAGCATGAGGTATAAATGGAACTTGGTTTGAAAGGTTCCTACCGCGCAAAAACTGTGGCATAAGCCTTGACGCCCCAAAAGCACTCCTATACCCTATACCCGGCCCTAGCAAACCCCCTATTAACATATTCTCACCTTTTGGACTTGCTGGGTAAACGCCAAACTTTACCGCACCAGCGGGATGATTGGGATCAACCATCTTCCTTTGCCAAGGTTTGTAATTTAGGTCATATCTAGCCACTGGATGCCCCCTAACGCTTTAAAGTCGCCCGGCTGGTACCGGGGTTATAATTATAATCAGTGAAGCTTCTGGAGCCTCTCACGCGGTCTATGGCCCTATATGCAGGAGTCATTAACTCCCTGACCTCACCCTTAAATGTAAGACCCTTATCATCCAATATCCCATTCTTTTTAAGGATATTAATAGCATACCTTCCAGCATGGTTCTCTGGAGTGCCTTTCTCTATTAATTGGTTTTTCAACCTTTCTACAATCTTAAAATACATTATTTCTTCTTCTTCTTCTTGCCGTTTCTTTGGGGCGGTCTTCCGCGTTTCTTACCGTAAGTTCCGGGGCCATATATTTGCATATTAGTCTTTCCTTATATTAGATAAAAATACCCTTTGGTTTGCGGGATGGATATATGGTAGTATTATGAAACGGAATGGGGGTCCATGGGTATATCATTTTATACTTAATTACTAGGTGGAATGGTGGTTCGCTCGGATAATGCATAGAT